GCAGCACGCATTATTGAATCTTTAACGTTATTGTAAACACCGGCAACAAGTTTAGTGACATTAGTAATGTCAGCTTCCGTGCCCACAATAATATCCATAGTTGAACTAAGGGCGGCCATGGCCTCTTGGGTGGTAAGTCCTGCACTTCCTAATTGGTAAAGAACCTCACTTACTTCCTTGGCACCAGAACCGGTACGAGCCATTTCATAAGTCATTGCGGAATAGGCCTCTGCTAAGGCTGCACCGGTATCCTCATTTTCACTACGAAGAACTCGAACAGAACGCGCAAATTGATTATCAATGTCTATTGCTTCTTTAATTAATTCTCCAAATTTATATAATGGACCAAAGATTAATGAGAATCCTGCCAACCAAGCTGCCTGAGAAATCATCATAGCCTTAAAGCCAGCAGTGGTAGTTCGGGTGAGCATCTTCATTTGATCATTGCCACCCCTCATCTTATCTTTAGCTTGTACAACACTATTTCCTAATGTATTCATTGCGACTGCGCCTTTCTCGGCAGAAGACGCAACACCACGAAGCCCCTTTTCTAACTCACGATTTTTGATTTGTAAACTAGAAATAGCTTTAAGCGATTTCTCCATTACTCTAGTTATTTTATCAATAGCCTGCGCTTGTTTAGTTGCAGCTTGGGAGGTTTTATCCATACCAGCAGTAGATTTTGAAGAAGTCTTAGCAATGCGCTCGGCTTCTCTAATGAGCGTAGTAAGTTCGTTTCTAAGTTCACGAACTTGTGTAGCAGCAGTTTGAGTAGCTTTGATTTGAAGAATAAGGTCTTTTGTCATCTAAGTTGCCCTTGCCCCATTATGAAGTATATTAATGCCGGAGCGTGGATGGGCGCGACCTTATTTTCCCAGGCTGTCTATCATGCGAAACACTGTGTTGTGGTTCGGTTTTATCTCTAAATTCTTCGTGAGCGTGCGCTTGCTCGTAAACTATTATGTTTCTAATCTCAAAATATAAGTTTGTCTCATTTAGCAACGCACCGCCATTTGGAACAGTTCCAATTTCTTCCGACCAATTAACCAACCTCACAAAGAACAGAGCCTCGACCGTAACATCTTTAACAGGACATCGCCAAACTCGGAATTTCTTACCTAGTACTAATTCAAAAGGTACTTTCAAAACCTTTTGACATTTGGGGCAAAGGGCCTTACCAGTATCCTTACTTACCTCCTGAAAGCCGTGCTTAATTTCTCCATGTTCTTGGCATGTCCCAACTACATCACAACCACAATTCCGCGCTTTATCCAACCCGCGCCGCTTGCAATACCCACATTCCCACGCAGCATAGGCTTTTTTACTTTCAAGAAACGCAGCCCACCTAACTGCTAACCTAAGAGCCGCTTCCTCTATTCCCCCAACTTTGACTCACAACGAATATATTCTGCCAATTCAGAACGTATAGATGGCAGCAACTTATCAATGTTTTGTAGCATAACTCGCCGCTTGCCCTCTACAGAAACTTCAGTTCCAAGGTCAGTCCAAATAACAGGCGTACCGTCATCAAAGCAAAAATTATCACTCCACCCACGAAGTCCAAGAACCAACGTTTCAAGAACTTGTGTGCCAGTGACAATACGCTCTTCTCTGTTATCACCCATACCGGAGATTTGGTATAGGTCATTCTGAATTTCCGCATACTCGACGGCACTAAGCATTCTAACCCGAAACTTTACCTGTTCCTTCGGGTCTTCATCTCGCTGTGCCTTGACAATGTAATCATGCACTTGATCGGCGCGAACTCCAAAGATCTTACTCATGACTAAATACCTCCTTGTGTCTACTTGGGTTTGGCCCAACCACTTAACCAAAACCTTATACAATTTCCAGGTAAGCTTCCAATACTCCACATGATGCTTACCCATTTTCTGGGATAAATAATAGCACAACCTAAATAGAAAACTCAAGCATAATGCAACAAAAAGCCATGGGGAATAATAAACCATTAAAATCACAGTTCTAACAGAACGCATGCCTTCCCCACTAAATATACTTTGAAATGCATAAGTAGGCTGTACAGCCTACATACGGCTTATTATTCCTCAAGAGAAAAAAGGGGGAAGGTCAATTGACTTTCCCCCTTTTTAAATAACAGCAAATTACTCTTACAGATAGATAGTATTATTTACAAGGGTAATGCGAAGTTCAGGAATAGTATTCGCGTCATCATACAAGGCCACATAAGGCATATCAACTGTAATGATGCCTTCGTCCTTAATCACAGGTGTGGCACCGTTAAACTCAATATTCGGTTGCCTAATGGCAAGACTATATTGAGACGGACTATTCCCCAAACTACCAGCACCAGCAATGTACTCATCACTGGTAAAAGTCATCACAAGATTACCCGCAGTGCCATTAATAAAGCGCCTGTACAAATCAAGGTCATCAAACTCAACCGAAACAGTTCCCTCAACACCACGTTTTTGTTCTGGCAAACTTGCCCGCGTACGATATCCAAGATGATACTTATCGCCAAACAGGTTATTAGTGAGTGTACAATTCCAGCCCATAATGGGCTGTTCAGTACCATCAACTGTTAACGCACCATCAAACCCTGCAAACGGGTCCAATGTACTATACGAACTGCCAGTTTCTTCATCCTTAAACGTGCTGATAGTCCAATCATCATTTGCCTGAAGCGCAGAATTATCAGGGAAGAAAATGGTAAATCCAGTATCTACATTGCTGGCTAACCGCACCTGTGTTGGAAGTGTTGCGCTTGTGGTATATATATCCCCAAAAGTCGCACCAGCATCAGCACTGAATTTAATAGTGGCAGTTCCCGGTACACCAGGAGTAACAATTGTACAGAAGAAATCTTTAGCTGTACCAGAATCTGTACCAATATAATCGCCCCATGCATCAGGCAGAGACTTAACATCGGCAGTATCAAAGTTAATTACTACCGGTGTAGTGACAAGAATGTCAGTAGGCCCAACTGCGGCCAAATAGCTACAATCAGCATCCAAGTCAGTATAATCAGAAATTGTACACACAATATACGCAAGATTATTAAGGTAGTTTACAAGACCACCAACCGTATGAACCGGATAAACAATACCCGTATCCGGGTCAGTAAATGGAATACTGATATCTAAGTTAAGACTTTGAGCCGCAGTCGCGCTTGTGATATTAATATGATGATTAGTCTTGTCAACTGTAAATGTGCAAGTAACAGGGGTTCCATTGCATCGAATACTAAATGCATTTTTAGCATTTCCAGTATTGCCAGCAGTCGCAACAGCTCTTGACGCTGTAGTACCACCCTTAGCCATCAACCCGACTGTACCCTTAAGAATTTCCCCAGTATCAGCCGTAAGGGTAAGGGTATTAGCCTTACAACCAGCATAGGTAAATGCCGCAACATCACGCCCAATTTCGAAAGTAAGCCCTTCCGGTAGCGTGGGGCTTGCATCAATGACATGCTGATATACACCATACCCAAAACAAACAAGAAAAGCTTTTTCGCCCGCTGCGTTCTGAATTAGGTCTACAGCAGCTACCGCTTGAAGTAGATTACTATTATCAGTTCCGTTTGCATAATCTGCCGCTTGAATAGTAGTAGTAGTTCCACCAGCAGCATAACTTGTCGGGCTGTATGCGGCCAATCCAGTTCCAGCGACGTTAATGTAATCCATCAACTCTTGAATTGTATTGGCAGTGGTATCAGCAGTGTAAACATCTATTCCCGTACCAGTACCGCCAGTTACAACAACTCGAAGTCTTGTAGCCAAACTCGCTACCGCAGTAATCGTCAACACTGCGGCAGTAGACGCAACGTCAATAAGCTTAAGAACAAATGCACTGTCAAGTCTGGTTGTAGTTACACTGCCCAAAGCGTGCTTAAAAACTTTACCAAAATCACCAGCAGCAGAAACTTCAAAATTCAAATCGCCGCCAGCACTCTCTACTCCACTAATACGTTTATGCACAGCCCTATCAGACCTCATTGCACCAGAAATCAATGACCCCATTTCACTAACAATATTCTCATTCAGAAATTCAATAAAGAATTTAGGCGTAGGCTGCTTATGCCCCCAAATTCCTTCTTGAGAAAAACCGATTTGCCCTCTCGAACCAGTTGCCGGAGATGCCATCTTTTAGCCTCCTTCTATCATTACCTAGATTAATCAGCATTCACTACTTGAAAAAGTTTATTGAGCTTAATCCTTACAACACCTGCCGCAATAATTTTTTGATCGGTTATTTGTGGCAAATATTCGCTTGAAATTATCTCACACCCAAGCTCAGAACAAAAGCCATTAACCGTTACATGTTTTACGAACATATTCGCTATACGCCAAACCACTTGCATAACGTCGCGCTTTCTGGTTTTTTCATTTAAGTCTTCATGATAATACCAGATGTTTACGTTAATACCAATGGTATACCTTATGCTTGTTCGATTATGCCATGCACGTTGAGTTGTCGAAAAACTATCAATGTCTATGGCAACCGAATTTCTTTTTGGCGCTTTGTGTTCTTCTTCATAAATTTCAGTAAACCGAACTCCAATTTCATCATGTTGATACAGATTAAAGAGTTCTCTAATATTTGCCCTAGCATTATCCATTACATTATTAAGATCGCCAAGGTCAATATCACGCGCCATTATTATCCGCCTCCGCCCATAACTCGTTCAATACTAGCAACTATATCAGCAAAAAAATCATCTGCAATCATTTCTGCTTGATAATCTGTAAGAGCAACAAGTTCGTCTACACCTTTACTCTTAAGCCATTTTTTAAAATGTAGCGGATACTTATTCCTAAATGGTCCTTCATCAACTCCGTATATATAATTAAAACCAGTTTCAAACCCAGTTGACATAGGAATTAATTGATTGATACTACCAATACCGCTGCCAGACATTGCATTCTGTAATTTCCCCGTTAAAACACCTACTGGTAAATTCCCTTTATTACTAGCGTAAGTAGATTCATTAGTGATTTTGGTATCTATAAAATCAAAATTCTCTTTCATTTTGAATAGTACTTCTCTTTGTATACCTCTTCCATAAGGCATTAAATTCTCAAGAACTTTTTCAATTCCCAACAAGGCTTTCTCAAGTTCTTTAATGCCCGAAATATCAATTGTAAACTTAATCAATTGTTAATTCCTACCATACGATGTATCTAAGGTTGTATCTTCAGTTACATTAATTACGTCTTCTTCCAAACCACTTATTCCAAGTTCTGTAAATAATACTTCACGCGAGCGCCAGCGCGGAGAACCAACCTGAGTTTCTTTCTTATACCAAGCCAAAAAATCTTCAATAGCTTGCAACCCTTCTTTGTACCAATAAATAATTGGTGCTTCTTGGTTTATCACAGTTCCAGCCATTGCTGAAGAAAAGATGTAGTAAGCGGCGAGACGTATTGCAGCAAAAACCAGCCCATCAGGAATAGCAAGAGTCAATTCAGTTTCCCACGGAATGTTAGTAGAGTCACCAAACAACTCCCCCAACTTATTCCTGATAAAATTGCTGGCATCTCCGATATAAGCTTCAGCATCATCGGTGCTGACATCCGAATCAGAAACGAAATACACGACATCATTAGCACCTGGTGTCCCGGTCCAGGATGTAGAGTCGATTGAAAAGCGCGAACAAGAAAACAGACTGCCGATACTGCCTGTTCCTAAATAACCGCTTTCCTCGCCGCTTACTACAAAACTGGTTGAATCAGAAAAAGTAGCTGTGAAACGTTCATGATCTGCATAGCTTTCCTCAATGGTCACGCCCGTAAGCCTAATGGTGCCTGTGTTGTCAGAATTGTAGCCTAAATCTTTATAGGCTTCAGAAGTATTAATCTTCCGATTTGCTGTACGCAGCAAGCGTTTGACATCCACAAGTTCGCAATAATCGCGTGCCATTAAGGGGCGTCCTTTCTTCCGTTAAGTGTTGGAAGAGGCGATTTTGTTATTCATCATCCTCTTCCAACACTTTTTCGATTATAGGTTTCTGAGCTTTACGCAAAGGCTTCTCTTCATTAGAAGCCTCTACTTTATTGCCAATTGATTTAACAAAGCCAGCCTCAATTTCGGCATCAGCAATTTCTTTTGGAAGTTCAACTACATCCCCCATCTTTGGACGAAGAACTTTATCCCCATCCCACAATTTAAGGTCTTCCATTGCTACTATAACTTTCATTTTTAAATCCCTCCCACAACGCTACATACGTTATGATGCAGATGACGAACTATGACTAGAACTCCTACTTGAAGAGGAGTGACTAGAGCTACTATGGCTAGAACTTCTACTTGAAGAGGAGTGACTAGAACTCGAATGGCTAGAACTTCTACTAGAAGAAGAACTATGGCTAGAACTTCTACTTGAAGAAGAACTATGGCTAGAACTTTGCGCCCCAACTATGGTAAAATCAACACCATTCATACAAGTTTTGAGTTTTCCATCAGAATCAACATAAGTTCTACCCTGTACTGCACCAGGACCTTCAGATGAAGGATCAAAGTCAAGATACTTTCGTACCCTTACCTTATCCATTCTAATAGTGTGCCAAAAATATCGGTCAGCCATTATTATTACCTCCTATTTAGGATTACAAACTAAATTACCTGGCGACCTCTCATATTAAAAAAAATTACGCAGCCTGATCACCAACATAAACAAAATTAGTCCCATCATTACAAATCAAAAGATTCCCGGCAGCATTAACATAGACCCTGCCCTGTTTCGCTACTGGCGCTTCCGCTTGAAGATCAAAATCAATATACTTCCTGATTCTAACCTTATCCATCTTAGTGGTTCCCCAAAAATACCGATCTGCCATGGTATGATTCCTCCTTATGGATTAAAACGGTTTCAGGGGGCTGCATGACACAGCCCCCTAACCCCACAGCACTTCACAAATGCTTAATTCTCATTACCCATTCTTGCAATTGTAGAAAAGATAACCAGCCGAAAGCGTAGTAATTTTCGGACTGTATACCTTATTCACCTTAATGAATTCGCCTTCCCTATCATCATCACGCCACCGCGCAACCTTCTGTTGAGCGCTAACAAAAGTACGACCAATGGTAAGCGGATTCCTGGCATCAACAAACGCCACAACGCAATTATCACTAAGCACATAGTCATACACTGCGGTCAAACCTTCATCAGCCGTATTCACCAACGCATCAGTGATGATGACCTTCATGTTACGCAGCGTAGGCGGAAGCGGATTTCCCGTAACAGCTTCCTTGCCGTGATACTTAAGAATTTCAAGAATTTTGTCATCATTACCAACTGACTCAGCAACTTCCGTATTAAAGGTGATCTGGTTGGGGCGCTTTCCAATTGCCTTGGAAATAGCCACAATAGCATCAGAAAGGTCACCTAGAATATCAGGAGCAGTACCGTCAACCCACGCTGTAGTAGCCGTAAGAATAGTCCTATACCCTGACTGATACAACCCACTGGCACCAGTAAGCAGAACCCATGCATCCAGTTCCTCGGAAAGCATGATCTTCTCGGTAAGAAACTCAACGGTGTCAGTCTTAGGCTGCACGGGGCTGTCAGCATAAGCAACCGCCCTATCGGTCACGATGTCCTTAATAGCCCGCTCGTAGCAGGTATAAGTTCCCTCATCATAAGCAAGCGTTGCTTCCTGAGTGAATGCCCCATCAGCCTTCTTGGGCGCACCCTTGAAAAAGCCGTCCTTGCTGAAAATACGATACTTACCAGTTTCCTTAGAAACGCGGAAATCAGGAAGAAACATCTTTCCAGTATACTCGTTATTCGTGTATTTGATGGAAAGCTGTGTCAGGACCTGATCATTGTGAATGTAAGATTTCTGTACGTTGAACACAGTTAATCCTCCTTAATCCAGTTAATTTTATTGCTTTTTTCTCGATTATCTTTAGCCCACAGGGGTTGAAGATTATCAAGAGACCAACATTTCTTAAACTGCCTACTTGAAGAAGTTAAATAGTGAAAATGACTTCTTGGAGTTTTGTGATCGATATGCCAATCACCCATATTGCCCCAAGTCATTCCACTAGAAAAACGGATTTCCAAATGGCGCATAAGTTCATCCAGAGTATAGCCAACAAGTTTCTCCCAACCTCTTCCTGCCTTCTGTGATTTCAAAGCAAGATAGATTGCAGTAGACATTCTATTATCTACAATAAATCGAGGTTGAGTTTTTTCTTCTTCCATCCGCTTCCTGGCCAGTACCCTATATTCATCTGAGTGTATATATTCAAGATGACATACTTTACATGTCCAGAAATATTTAGTTCTATTGCGACCATTTGTTGCCTTGAAAGTATAAAACTCGGCATAAGGTTTCCAAGTCTTACACTTGTTACAATAACGATTTTTACCGTCATCTATAGAACGATGATAGAATTCATACCAACATGGTCTAGAACAAAAGTTAGCCTTTCGATTCTTACTTCGCTGAATAAAACATTCATTATGACAATTTGCACAAACTGCTTTTTCATAAGAACTTGTGCCAACATAATGCAGGCCAGTAGAACCTACATAGCTAACCTTTTCTTCCATATCAGCAACAGTCACTTTCTATCTCCGTCATGCAACAAATTACGCATTAAGAACGATTCCCGGCCAACCACAAAGCACAGGAACTTTTTCGCCCTTTGTATCGCCACTTTCCAGGGCAACCCCGATAACCGCACGCAACGTAGATCCATTAGCAGCAGCAATAGAATCACAAGAACCTGCGGTAGTACCGTCCGGGAATACAAGTTCTCCTCTAACAATAAACCCTTCTCCAGCTATAACGTTCTTGACAGGTCCGGTACACATAACTGGAATTTCTTGACCCGCAGTGGCATCTGACAACGCAACACCAAGAACAATACGATCTGCGTTAACCGTATGTTTCACCACTTGAGGGTAAGCAGTACCAAGTTCAACAAGTTGATTCTTGCTAATGGCTGCTTCAGCATTGAACGTATGAACAAAGCCATCATACTGATCGCCTTTTGTATAGTAATTATCTGTTTGGCTTGCCATTTAATAAAACCTCCTATTTAAATTTATATATTACACCCTCCTAATACAAGTTAGTTATTTGCAACAACTCCCGGCCAACCACAAAGCACAGGAACAATCTCTCCAATTGCATCAGCAGTTACTAGCGCAATACCAATAGCCCCATGAAGCGTAGTACCATCAGCATATGCCTGAGAAGTGCAAGAACCTGCGGTAGTACCAGAAGCATACACCATTTGGCCGCGAACAATACCAGCCGCCGCTGCAATCACATTCTTGATAGGCCCGAAACACATAACGGGAACTTCCTCGGTGGTATCTGCATCGGCAAGCGCAATACCAACAACCGGCGTAGTGGTTGTGGTAGTATGCAACTTGACTTGGTTAAAGGCCGTGCCAAGCTCAAGAAGTTGGTCCTTGAGAATGGCCCCTTCAGCAGTGAATGTATGAACGAAACCGTCATACTGATCACCCTTAGTGATTTTGTTGTCTGTCTGATCTGCCATGTTTGTAAAACCTCCTATTCCATCTAAACTGTTTCAATCGCCATTATTACACAGTAAGTTTACCATCAACGGACAACTTAACAATGGCATCCTTAAATGAAAGCTTATTCTCATCAGCATACTTCTCAATTTCCGCAACAGTCATTGCACCCTTTGTTTCATCACGCCGCATATGTTGAGCGGAACGTTCTCCTTCGTCAATAAGAACATCAGCGGGAATACTCTCAAGAAGCTTTGCAAAAATATCACGCAACGAAAGCTTCGTTTCCTTTGGCTGATCCTGACCTTCCACCTTCTCGGAAAGTGTAATGGCCACATGCTTCTCATTCGGGGTAGCGAGCATAAGGTCTTTCACCACAGCCACGGTTGCAGGCCACAGGCCCTTGTCTTCCAGTTCCTTGCCAAATGCAGAAACATCCTGCTCGTAAATTCGCCTGTTATCCTTCTCATTCTTTTCAAGCAGGGTCGTCATAGTGTCAGTAAGAACCTTAACTTCGCCCTCAAGCTTCGCCTTGGCATCCTCAAGCAACTTAACCTTGGGATCTTCCTTGCCTTCCAGTTCCTTCGCCTTATCCTCAAGAACCTTAATCTGTCCCTGAAGGGCTTCAGCAAACTTCTTGGTTTCTTCGGCATCTTTTCCTTCGGCAAGCTTAACAAGCTGGTCGTTGAGAGCCTTCAATTGGGTAAGGATTTCTGTCATCATGATCTGTTCTTCCTCCTTCTTAGTGTTAGAATTATCACCAACAGGTGATGTAACAATTTCACCATCTTGGCTCAGAATAGCCGGAGCCATTCCCTTAATAAAAGGCCGATTAGTCAAACCACCGCCCAAAATGGTGGGACCAAACTTTTTACCATCTGACTTGTCTACATAGTCATCGACATACTCAGTGCTAAAATACAAAAACTCTTTATCTTTAAGGCTTTCGTAACCGCGTTTGGTAAGTTCTACCTTAGCCCACAAACCGTCTTCCTTTGTAAACAGGTTACGAAGCCAAGCTGCTGCCCCCCAATCTGGCCGATGCCTAAAGTCATAGGCAATGTGTTCTTGAGGGACTTTGTTTTCGAAATTCTTGATGAAGGTTTCAAAAGTTTTAGGTGTGAATTCAAGCATACCGTAATCAGGATGTTCAAACTTTCCAACCTTCAAAACTTGAATTTCAATTTCCTTTGATGCATCTTCCTGAGTTTCATCAAGCATCAAAGACGGCGAAACAGTCATGCACACCTTATCAGGCATATCAAACTTACGTGTATATTCCTGTACATCATGGGAAGACTTATTTTCGCTGTTAATAGCAGCAATATCTTCCTCTATCAAACTGTTTAGAAATTTATCCACAGTGTCAAGCTGCGTAAGCAATTCATCATCAAGTTTCTCTCGTTTTTCAGCCGCAGCAGGAGTTGCCCCATGTTTCTTCATAAATTGAGTAGTACAAATAGCGTAAGCCGAATCATCAGTTTTACCGTCTTTCTTCAAAGCAGCAACACAGTCGCGGAATTCTTTAGGCATTTAGTATCCCTCCATTAAAATATACAAATATCCTAAATTAGATATTAAATAGCATAATCTTTAATACGTGTCAAGTAATTTTTTAAAGGGGTCAACACAAATTGCCCCAACCTTAATTGGTCTTACTTTAATGAAAGCATTTTGTTGTATAGCTGCCTCAACCGTTGTGGTTGAACTACCGCCCCCACTAGCCCCAATTGTTTGCAAATGATTCATACAAACTTCAACATGATAAGCCCTACCGGTAGAGTTAATCCAAAAAGCTAGGCAACCCATATATGGGGGCGTAATGGCATATTGTCGAAACTTAGAAATAAGTCCATCAGCGGTAAAATCTACCTCATTACCACGTTCAATAAGCCCAACTGATTTCAAACCTTCATTTGCAAGGCCGCTACAATCAAAGCCGGAAGGGTCATCTCCAGACCATTTATAGAATTCTCCAACAAATAACATAAGATAATCAATCATTGACATTCTAAGTAGTTCTACATCTTCCTGTTTCATACTATTCCTCCTCAGAATCAACCATTACCGGGACAAGTTTTCTATCAACGGCTAATTGATCAACACGCCGACGAATATAACGCATATCGTCTCTTAATCCTTTAAATTGAGGAATGATTACATCATTACGAGCATATACAAATTCAGAACGCTTTCTTTCTTCTTCCATTTCACGTCTTCCTTTCGCTACTTCTTGCATGACATTTTCTACCTCCGAATCTACGTATCTTCTGCATCGGTTCTCCTGTTCATCACAATGTTTAGGACGAAAAATATATCGATTTAAAAAGAAGGTAAATACCGTAATGACTATTCCCCCAATTATTGTTAAGAGCAAAGGATGAACAAATGTATCCATAATATCTATTTTCCAATCTTAACTTCGGGTTCGTAAATACCCCCTTCCCCCACAACGAGCCTAGGAGCATCATCAAGAACGAGATCGTTAACAGAATGAATACCACGTTTATTATGAAACATAAACATAATTTGGCGCGGCACAGAGGTTTCAAATAATTGAACAGCAGAAAATAAAGACCCACCAGGAAAACACCCGTTTACAATCATTC